CGAGTGATCAGCACCAGCACATCGTTGATGTCTACTGTACCGTCCACAATATCGCGAACGCACCGGCTGTAACTGAGTCCAATTTTCATTTTTGTATTCCTAGTGTTGCTGGACTGTGATCTAGTTTTGCACCCGATTCGTCCTGATACAAGAACGCATCGTCATCGTCAATGACCACAGTCAAGTCTGAATGATGCAAATCATAATCCACAAAGTTGTGTTCAGCATCATACACACGAAACACCACAGTTCCGTCGATTAAATTTAACAAGTGTCCGCGAACACCATTGGCTGATCGTGTTGTCATTTATGACCTATCAACCTTAAGACAAATGTATGCAATTTTTTTATCTTGTTTTTGACTCAATCGCTGTTGCTCTTGGCGACACCGAGTCCAAGAGTTAAAATAATCAACTGATTGGTATTCCAGTTGTGCAGGTCCAAACGCACTGTGTGCTACCATCACAGCCACCAACACAATGTCATGTAAAGCGGTCATTAAACTTTTTCTCCTGCGTCAAAGTCTCTAAATCTCAAGAATCTCGGGAATCGGAGACTGTAGGTTCCGTCTTGATTTTGGGTGACTGCGTCCGCTTGGACTTCAACCAAGTGACCAAGTAGCTGATCCCTACTGGCCCAATACTCATCACGAAGAGTATCACTAAACCCGCTACCAACATTAACATGAATTCTACGGTCATTGTCTTCTCCTTCACATATTATAGCACCAAGTCTATTTTCATTGCGACCTGTTCCTTGCTCAAATCCCACAATAGTGAGGTCAACACTGATTGTGGGTTTCCATTTCATCCAAAAATCACTACGTTTGCACTCATAAGGTGCATCCAGGCTCTTGATCATGATGCCTTCAAAACCTTCTGCCACAGCGTCTTGTGCAAAACGGTTCATGATGTCATGCCCTTCTGCTGTGTCCAGATCCACATCCAGGCCGTTCATGATTCTCAAGCAAGGTGTCTCTAACAAGCGGTCTCGGGCACTCTCAATCCACTCAATGCGTTTGTACTGTTGTATATTGCAATGTCCTTCTTGCAATGAATCTAATGGGAGAATATCAAATATGTGATACACCATGCCCGAAGTTTCAGCATCACTCTTGCGATGTGCCTGCTTCATGAGTTTCTGGAAACTTTCTCCCACAATCTCACCGTCTAATACGAAACGTCCGCCTGTGCCACGACCCCACTGAAAGTGTTTGCGAGCATCTTCAATAGCGTCTGCAATCTGTGGAAAGTTCTCAAACTCTTTGCCGTTGCGACTGAACAAGGAAACATTACTGCCGTCAACCACTGCTAGTACTCGCACACCATCCAGTTTGACTTCCAGGCGTTTGATACCTCGGAGTTTCTTGGGTTGATCTGTGGAGTCTTGTGCCAGTTGACAAGTAAAAACAGGAATCTTGTACTCTGTTTTGCCCAGTACTTTGTTTAGTGTTTTTTCTGAGATGCCACAACGCAGATCCTTGATCATCACACGTCGAGCCAAATTGTTCCACTCGTCTGAGTCAAACTGTTGACTCATTTGTTCAATGGCTTCTCTAGCACGATTACCTGTAGTAGATCTTGTGCGTAGGGCTTCCAGCAATGCCCAAAACTTTGTCCAAGGGTTGGGCCGACCAGTCAGACCCTCAGTTTCAGGTACCTGACGGATGTTAAAAGTGTAGAAAGGATTGTAAGCCTGGTAGCAATTAAAGAGAAAACATTGTGCATCGGCACTGCCCAACTTGGCGGCCATTAATGCTTTTTCAATTGTTTTTTCTTTGTGTATGCGACTGTCCGAACTTTCTAGATCACGGATCCATCCTGCCGCCACTATGCTGTCAAACCTTTCGTTTGCAAAGTCGGTTTCATTCATATATTTAAGTGGTTACCATGAAGAGTTATAAAACACTTTTAAACCCATGAACAATTCTGCTCGGGCTTTCTTGATAAATTCAAGATCTTGTTCTTTGTAGAAGTCATCTGCTTCGTTGCCAAAGAAGAAGCCTTGGGTAGAGGGTAGTTGATTGTGCGTTATTGCACGTTCCAGTTCATCTAGATCCGCCCAGGTGAGTTCCAGTTCAACCCCGTTGAATGTGCCGTACTCTACATTTTTAGATTTAGCAAGTCGTTCCATCCAACCGTGCAGGTTAGGATGCTTGCGCCAGTAGGCGAGTTCACGTTGACCAGTTTCGTAGTCTGCCTGTTCTTTGGCGGCGGTGTATGCATACATGTCGAGACCCATTATTTCACTCCTTGTTGATGTCTATATTCACGTTTGAGCCAAAATTTATATTGGAGAAAATATTCCTGTGCGGTTAACTGTGGTTCAAGCCCGTAACTAATCAGTTCGTCCATATGCTCGTACCACTTTTCTCTGCACCAAGAACGAAAGTTCATGCTGTCACCATCTGTCCTTCAACTATCTCCAACATATTGGCCGGGATTTTCCACAGGCCACCGTCTCGGTCATTGCGGACTGTGACATACTTGATAGCGATCTTTTTCACTGTGCCTGTGGCACCTGCGGGATTCTTGGAACTGACCCAACGCACTCTAACGCCCACATCCAGACTACGTTTGACCTGCTTGCGAAGACTGATCTGATTGAAACGAATGGCATCGGCCATGCTACGAAGTTCCACATCGGTCCACGTACCAAACATGATAGCAGAGTTAACTTGTTGAATTGATGAGAGTTTTTCCATTCTGGGCTCCTGTTAAGTTTCTATACAAGTATTATAACAAATTGGGAATTTCTGGTCAACCTGCGGAGATCACAACTTCGCCGTCGTCATCTACTTCTACAAGAGGAGTGGTGTAACCCCAGTCGCTGTCATGTGCAATCACACGAGCATCTGCGGGCATGGTGCGGAGAATTTCGATTAAGTCTACTACAGTCATTATGGCTCCTGTTTTGTTACTCTATGTCTATATTATAGCAAAAGAGCAATTATTGGTCAACCAAAAAAAAAAGCCCCGCAAACTTGCAGGGCTTTGGTAGTACTTTAGTATTACTTTTTGATCAGTAATACTTTGGTATTAGAACGTGTGACGTAAGCCAACTGCGGTGCGCTTTGTTACACCAGCGGTGGCTGTGGCACCTGCTGTGTTGGTGTCAGCATCGCGTGTGTCAAAACGTGCATACAAGTTGGTTCTCTTGCTGAGTTCATGATCCACACCGTAACCAAGAATTTTCTTGTCTACATTGGCTGTGCTCTTTTCGTTGCTGGCGCCAGTTGACCACATGATGCTGGTGGCACCAACGGTGTACTTGGCACCAAACATTTGTCCAGTCTGGTCGATAGCGGTGGCTGTGTTTTGTTTTTCTGTCCAACGACCACCATACACAGTTGCGGCACCAATCTTGTAGTTGGCAGACAACATGCTGAGAGTGTTGTTGGTACCATCAGTCAAGGCCTGTGAACCAGTGGCAATGAATGATGCTGTGGTAGTGGCCAAAGTGCCCGACTGTTCGATACGTTGAGAGGCATACTGCACACTCACGGGACCATTGGCATATTTTACACCATAGTCAACCACACTCTGAGCATTGACGCTGGCACTTGGTGGCACATACAAATAAGAACCACTCACACCTGCCACTGCTGGAGACTCATAACGAATGGCTCCATTGAAGCGAGTAGGTGCTGTTTGTGCGGTGTGAGTTGCTGTGGCACTGTATCTTGTGAAGATGTTGCCGTTTGAACCATAACCTGATCCAATGGCTGTACCAAACACAGATCCGTTGCCCCATGCATCCAAGATGTTGGAATTCACACGACCAAGTTTCACAGTGCCCCAATTGGCTTCTGTGCCGATAAAGGCTTCTTGACCCACGCCCACAGTGCCTGCGGTGGTTGAGTTGTATGTGGTTCCTTCAACTCCGGCGCCATTGATGAAATCGGGTGTGAGTTGTAGTTTGAAATTGGCACGGAGTCCGCCGCCTAAATCATCTGTGCCGGCAATGTTCAACACTGTGGTGGCTGAATTGCTGGCGGCAAGACCTTTGGTGTTGACACCAGTGGCTGCATTGGTAAACAACAGGCCGGTATCAACCAAGCCAGTGATGTTGACAGCACTTTGAGCAAACACAGAGGTGGCCGCAAGTGCAATCATTATTGCGAAGATTTTCTTCATTTAGTTTTTCCTTTTAAAAGTAGAATGACGTAAGTCATCCGCTATTATATATGCGTATTTGTACTAAGTCAATACAAAATCAACCTCAAAGTAGCCGTTTTTCTTAGGTGACTGGATCAATTACCGGAATTGGGGAGATTTCTGGGTTGCTGGGTATTTGATTGGTGTTGTACAAACCAGCCGCACTCAATCTTGCATTGTTACGACCTTCACGCATCACACCCACGATGGCTTGCCCACCAAGGGTCGTAGTGTCAGCGATGTTTTGCAAAAACTCGGCCGCGTCACCTTCAGCTGTGATTAGTCCGTAATTGGGTAAGTTTTGTACAAACGAGTACACACTATTCTTATCACCGGATTGCAAGAGAAAATAGTCAATACCAGCCTCGGTAGTGTACTTGGCACTCAAGTTCATTAGGTTGGCCATGTAGATCCAGTCGGTATTCAATGTGGTCACTTGAGCAGGGTGCACCGAACTGATACTTGCTATTTCTGCATTGGCATTGGCAATGAGTGTTATCATGGCAGCATCGTTTACCGAACTCAACATGTCAATATAGATTTGAGATAAATCATCTAGGCCGGTGCCAAGGCCATCGATAATATCAGCCACGTCAATAAGTCTTGTAGCAAAATCGTCTGCGTCTAATGCTAAACCAAGTACATCATAAGTGGTAATAGTACCATCGGGTCCTGTGCCTGTGGCCATAGTGGTTGAAATATAATCAGTTACTGAACTATCGACTGGTGTGGTTTGTGCTTCAATCAATGGCAAGCCAGCCATAGTGCTAATTCCACCTAGCGTGGTAGGAGTCCAGTAGGCAGTATTGTTGATATCTGCACCAGCGGGCACATCCGTTGTGGCACGATAATAAGTGGGTACTGGAGCACCTGAACTGACCACAGCGTTGGGCAAGTATGGTTGTGTAACGTTCCAAGGATTGTTAACATTGCCTAATACTGAGTTGGCCAACTTTGGCAATGTGGTGACAGGTATGTTGTTGATTTGTTGGAATGACACTTGGATGGCTTTGTTGGCTGTGGCCTGAGCAGGCGGAATAATCTTGCCCAGTTCATCACAGCCCGACGCTGTGGGCAAGTAACTGTTGACGATGGGAGTGATGCTGGAATTGACCGCACCGGTTGAGTTGAAGATTGGTATGGCGCCGTTGGGACTGGGAGTTTGTAATGATGCATAACTGAGTGGAAACATGATAACAGGGTTAAACAAATCATCAAGACTATCAATATTGGGAGTGGTCACTCCTAGGATATCTAGAATCTGTGCCAATGCATCACCTGATATCATGGTAGTGGCATTGTACGCCAACAACTGTAGTTTATCAAATTCGTTTTGTGTAAGACCTGTGGAATTGTTCAACCCCACCCGATTATCGTTAACTAGGTCAGCAATGTTGCTGGCAGATAATCCCATGCTGATCATGGCGTTTTGTAGTTCTGGAACTGTGCGTCCTCGTATGCCAGCCAAGGCTGATATCTGTTGCAAGAGTCCTGCAGGTGTGCCGTACAGATCTAGTTTGCCCATGTTCCACAAGTTGCCCTGGTTAGCAAGGTCAACTCCAAAATTGGGCAAATCGGTGCTCATGCTGGCTATGTTGGCTGTTATCAAATCATCCATGTTGGTAAACAGGGGTCCAAGATACTGATTGGCATTTGCTGAACTGTTGATGTACTGATTGGTTGTGGTAATGTAGCCTTGCATAGCCACAAATCCTTGACCGAACTTGCCAGCATCGCCGTTACCAAGATAGGCCGCACAAGTTTGTTCTATTAAGTTTGAAAATCCCGATGGGTCAATGGTACTACCATCTTCGGCGCCAAGATAGTTAATTAGATATTCGCTGTCAAGATAAGGATAAAAGCCTATAGGCGTTTCTGGTATGCTGTTGCCTAGTGCAGGACATTCTGTAGCACCAATGCTCAACAAACTAGTCAACGTTGATTCGGTAGCGAATGACTGAGCTTTGTAAAAATTAACCGCGGCAATAAAATTGCTGATCACTGTGGTGGCATTGAATGCGGCAATAGCAGTGGCCAATGCGGCCGGAAACGGTTTCAAACCTTGATTTTGTAACAAGGCAACCGAGGCAGTTAACTGTAAGGGACTAAGAATACTGGGCATTATCCCGCCCTAACATCGCCTGAACCACCAGCACGGGCATGTCCGCAGGTGTCGGCACATCCTGTGGTGATCACAGGTATGCCGCCGGCTCGTACTGTACCGTTACCACCTGTTGTGCTTGCGGCCGCGTGTGGTGGATGTGGCTTACCGTATGGTGCATGGGCACTGACAGGATTACCGTTCACAGTAACTGGACTGCCATTCACACGCACAGAGGCAACACCGCCAGAGACCACTCCCCCTGCGCCATTTGCATCACCATCTCGTTGTACTGCTGGCATTTTATCCCAATATAAGTTTTTTCTCTGGTACTTTGATACCAGTTGTGGCCTCGATGTATTTCATTTTGACTGCATCGTCAGTTAGTGCATAAATTGACACACTATTGCTATTTAGTTTGATTTCTGCGTCAGGATCTGCGGTAAACATTGACGGCACTAGGCCAAGTCCTTGCGGACCGGGCGCAACGCTCACAGGATTTTCAATAGTCAAACACTCAGTGTCAATTGTTTTAACTTTGGCAATGAGCTCTTCTCCTGAGTTTAACTTAAAGGTGTAAACTTTACCTGTTTCTGCTACTATTTGCATTTTAAACTTTCTGTATAACGTATTGATAATTGATCATGCCAATGCTGATATGTTTTTGAAACATGTTCACAAAAGCATCAATGGACATTTTAGGATGGTCCAGCACATCCAGGGACTCACGCCACAAGTAGTCGTCAAATATCATGAAGCCACCACTTTTTAGCAAACCAAATGCCATGGTAGCATCTGCCAACACAGCATCGGAACAATGACTTCCGTCTACATAAATCAAATCAAACTCGCGACGATCCACAATTAACTGTGCTAGGCCGTGATAACTCATGACAGGCATGACCTCAACTGTTTGTGTAGGCGACTTTGCTAGATCTGTATTGTGTTTGTGTATGTCTTGAATAATAAGGTGTTCTGGCAAATCATCGTTGGTATAGGCATTTAATGGTAGGTTACCAAAAGGATCTATACAAGTAATTGTGCCGTTTTCTGCCAGCAAGTTTTCCAGCATCCAGCAAGTGGCACGACCTTCGTGTGAACCAATCTCTAGTATTGATGATAGCTTTTGATCTGCATGAGCCTTGACAAATTCAAAATTTACAACAGCATTTGAAAACCAGTCAGCAGTAAAAAAGTGTTTGGTTTCAAAGTCTGGAATATTTTGTCGAAACCAGTCTATTGTGATGCTATCAAGTGAGACGTTGTTTGAGCTCATTAAAGCCTCCCACTAGCTCTTCGCCAAGAAATATTTGTGGCACGGTGCGAGCATTTGGAACTGCTTCTAATAGGTCTTCTTTGGTGTATCCGTCACCAATTTTCTTTTCTTCAAATGCAATACCCTTCTGCTTGAGCAAGGCCTTGGCCTGGTCGCAGTAAGGGCAATGATATTTGCTCCATACAATGGCTTTCATTTTATTTTCCTTGTAGTTGTGATGTGTCGTACGTTTTGAAAAAGATATCTTTCTTAACCGGGCCGTAATCACCCGGGCCATGACGCACAATGTAGTCATTACCTTTGGTATAATTTAAGTCGCCCCAAGTGGCTTTAATTATACCGTCGTGGTCTGCTAGTTTGGCCAGTTTAGTAACGCCGCCTTTTGGTGTGCCAGTACCATCTCCGTTATCGTCATACTTGCTATGAAAGTTATCTGGATCCATAGGCCAGAATTCTCCTTTAGGGCCCGGGCCCATAATGTAATGACCCATCTTATGCGGAACAGGACCTTCTAAAGTTTTAGTAACACCGTCCTGCTTTGCGATAGTATATGGAACAGGAATAGGCTTTTTAAAAGTTTCAAATCCTCCGTCGCGAAACCATGCATCTGTAACGCCTTGGTCTTCCATTAAATTAAACAAATTTCTCATAGTTCTGGTAACTCCTCATAATCTATACTGTCGCTCATAATCCCAATCACATAGTTGGTCGATTCATTTTCTTGCAAGGCCGTCTGCTTCTTGCTGGTGTCCACGTGCTTGGTAAACCAAGGTATAGGTGTTGAGCGTGGATGCTCTTCAGTGTACTTGATGCCAATTTCTTTGAGTGCATTGAATGCGGTGAAGTCCACAAAGTCTTTGAGAATGTTTGCATTAAGACCAATCACTGGACCTTTGTTGAACAAATAGTCGGCCCAGGCTTTTTCTTCACGAATCACATCCAGATACATTTGGTATACTTCGCCTTCACATTCGGCCTTGACCTCAGCAAATCTTGGATCTTCTTTGATCACCTGATTGATCAACCAACCAGTCCACTCTTTGTGTAGCATTTCATCTTGCAGGATCAACTGAATGATATTGCCATTGCCAATGAAGATACGATTCTCTACCATGGCCAGGCTTGTGGCAAAACTCACCATGAAGCGGAATGCTTCTAAGGCATAACTTGCATTCAGTGCCATCCAGATGGCCTTGATGTGTTCACGTTCTGGAAACTCTTCCAGCAACTCTTTGCGACAGTTAATCATGTGTAGTCGATCATAGTAATTGCCCACACTGGATGCCATGTCAACGATTTCTTGTGTGTCATGGATTGTGTTGAACACATCCTTGGGCACATTGTAGATGTTGCGAATGATGTGACTGTAACTACGACTGTGAATGTTGGTTTCAAAGAATGTCCAGTTGTAGACCAGGGCTTCTAGTTCTGGGATTGACACAACAGGTGTAAAAATTTGACTGGGTCCACGTCCTTGTAAACTGTCCAGTGCTGTTTGACGTAGCAAGTTTGATGTAAAGATATGCTTGACTGTGTCGCTGGCGTCTTTGAAGTCTTGTGCGTCTTTGGTCAATGAGATTTCTTCTGGTACCGAAAAGAAGCCACGTGCTTCTTGTTCGTACTTGACCAGTTTGTTGTACTTGACTTCTTCAAAGCGTTGTACGGTCACAGGACCTGCTGGGTCCAAGAACATCTTTCTATTGAGATAGTCTGTTTTTGTTTTTAAATTGTATTGTTGTTTTGACATTAATATTTTCCTGATGCAAGAACTATCTTGCAAATATGTTCGAGGCGTTCGATGTGTTCAAACGCTCGCCATGGTGTGACATCAATGGCCACAACTCCATGTCCTTTGATGCCTACAATATCAAATTTGATATTGCCTGCTGGATCCAATTCCAAATTACTGTGACATGCATCAGCAAGTTCTTGACTGATAGGTGCTACATCTCCTACATTGGGTGCTACTCGTGTGTAACGATTGAGTTCTGGAAACGCATCACTGATTGTACTTAAATCAATGCCAGCATGCATGGCCGCAATACAATAGGTTGGATGCACATGAACAACAACTCTAACATCATCCTTATGTTGTCCCATTTCTTTTTGCAGTCCAAAGTGTAACGGAAGTTCTCCGCTGGGTTTTAGATTTTTACTAATATCAGTGTATACTAATTCTTTGCTTACATGATACGGCCGCGGAGGCTGGTCATAGTAACCTTTCTCTATGCCAATCTTTTTAAACTGATCAGGTTGCATGGTTTGTTTACGCACACCTGACGGTGTGATATAAAAATGATCACGGTCATGATGACGAATAGAGATATTGCCATCTCTACTGGTTATCCAATTGCGTTTGTACGCATCTACTAATATATCACAACAGGTTTCTAACATTTAATTGTTCCAATGTCTTATTGTATTTGCTATGATGAAACCACAGGTCACAACATGTATTACGACCCAAAATGTTTTGAAGAACAAGGCAATTCGGGCTTCTCTAAGAGTCAATATAGGCACATCCGGGCGATCATGATCTGACTCGCCCATCAGGTGCCCAGTTGCCCGAGCCCAGATCTTTTCTACGCTGTTCATTTGTTTCCTTTAAATTCTTTACATCTATCAAAATGGAATCGCTTCATTGCTGGACCTCTTCCTTCTTTATCACAATGCGGGCAAGTTAATTTGTACTTTTTAACCCCATCTAATCGACTTTTCCTTGGTGGTATAGATTCTACAAAATCATATCGAATTTGTTTACCTTTGCAATGTGTAAATTTTTTCTCAGCAGTGTATTTCACATTAGACGCACTAGTTTGTAAATCTGTTGCACAATCTGTTAGCGTTGCATACTCTTTATAAAAACTACCATCTAAATGGTAAGCATAAACTTTTACACCAACTGATTCAATCATTGCTTTTTTACAAGACACTGACCTTTGTGCATTAGATTCTATTGTATGTTTTTTACCTGCCATTCCCCTTGGGTGCCCATGTATTCTTTGATATTCTTTCATTTGAGTTGACATGGCTAATGCACATTGTTTTCTCAACCAACCAAATAACTTATTGTTAATTCTTACGTTAGTGTGATGCGTTGTCATTAATTGAGTAGCATAAATCAAATCTCTATTCCCTGGATACATTTTAATCAACAGTTGATGTGCTAACAAATGTTCTTCTGGAGTAAGACT